GTACTATAGTCTTAGAAACCTCTAATAGTTTAATTTTAACTACTTCGTCTTTTACTTTACCTGTCAAGCTTTTAACTAGCTTCTGTATATTACTTAATTCTTCGTTTACCAAAGAGCGTAATTTTTGGCTAGAGTTAACTGATGTAATAAATTGTCTAAGTACGTTCTTCTGTTCAGGAAGTAAATCTTTATATTTATTATTAAATTTCTCAAGTAAAAACTTAAAGGTTAGTAACTTCAAATCCTTATCGTATTTAGAATACTCTTCTATTAGAGTGTCTTTAACTTCGTTAGGGTCTTGTTTATTAGCAGTTAAGTGTTCTAATATAGAAGATTTAAAATTAACTAAGTGCCCTGGGTCTATTAAGCTATCACTGTTCTGTGCTTCAAGTAGACAGTACAGGGATGCTATAGCTTTATAATTACTAACTTGAATTCCAAAAAATTCATTAATATCATAATTCTCTCGAATATCAGAAATTAGATCATACTTAGCTTTCTTAAGTAATTTTCTATCTAATTTTCTAGATACTTCTGTAATAGTAGAAATAATGAGTTCTGCTTTACTTTGGTTAATATTGTTATTTTTTAATATGTACTCATACAGTTTAAATTCCTTCACTAAGGTAGTTTTACCGGAAAAGAATTTTTTAAGTATGCTCACAGCTGGGGATGTCTCTCTAGACAAAGTATCTGAGGCGATCTGCTTGACTAATAATTCGTATATTAGCCCAGTGTTCCTATATTTTGAATGTTTAATTTTCATTTAGATATATTACTAATAATAAATATGGGTTAATTACCTAAATCTTTAATGTTGTCTTCATTAAGTAGTTCAGTAGTGTCTTTCTTATCTTCACTGAATACTATTTGTTTCAAAGATTCTTTGTTTTTATGGTAAACTGACTGGGTAAGTAATGATTCGTTTACAGTTTCATTGTCAGAGGGGAATCCTCCGTGCATTCCATCTACCCCTAATGGGTCTCTACCTCCTAGTGCATCGTTGGTTCCGTAGACAGAAGCTTTTTCTTTAGGTCTTCCTCCATCAGGTCCAGGTTCTCCGTATCCTTTAGGTACATTATTATTAGACTTTTCAGTAGCATTTTCTCTTCTACCGTACATAGACGCTAAGTCATGAGGTGTTCCGTAAGATCTTCCTGATTTTGCAGGATCGTTTCCTTCTGCTTCTACTTGAGCTATTCTAAATGCTCTTTTTGCATCTTCTCTTACTAGCTCTCTCTCATCATTATATTGATCTTCTGATAGACTAAATATTTGTTCGTAAATATAGTCTGTAGAGAACATTTTAGAGTCTTTCATTTGAGCTGCAAGATCTATCTTCTCCTTAAGTAGTGCTACTTTTTCTTGTTCATATATTACAGAAGGAGTAGTAAGTTTAACTTCAAAGTTAGTTAAAGATTCTCCTTCGAATCCTTGAGTATATAAATGAACTAAAGCTATCTTAGTAAGTTCTGATTCTAGTATCTTTTGTATTCTTTCAACTGTACGTGCAAATCTAATATCTTCTGCTGCTAAAGTAGCTTTACCTGAAAGATCTCCTTCATATCCGAAGTAAGCTTTTGGTATCTTGAGAGCAGCAAATAACTTATCTCTTAAGTAGTTAATATCATTAGTGCCGTCATACTCTAATCCTTTAGTAGTTTCTATTCTTGTCGTAGCATCTCCCCCTCTTACTGGTAGGTAGAAGTCCTCCATCATATTCTGCATGTTAAACTTCAAGTTATATTGACCTGTTTGTTCGTCAACATAAGGAGTTTTCTTCATTGTATTGATAGTCTTCTGCATGAATTGCTCTACCTCATTAGGAGGTATACTACCAACATTTACATAGAACATTCTCTTTTCAGGTGCTCTCATTATACGGTGAATTAACATCGCATCTTCCATTAAGTTCAATTGCTTATAAACTTTTCTGGCTGGTTCTAAATAAGAGCGTCCGTAGGGTAGGTAATGAGTATCGGATATTAATCTAAAATGAGCTACTTCGTAATTATCTAATGTAATAACGTTTTGTTCTTTTCTACCATTAATTCTATTAGGATCTTGATGAGAAGCTAATCCATCAGGGTCAATAACAAATTCTACTTTGTTAGGGTTTTCTTGGTCATGCCCTTCGTGTCTAGAGACATTATATACTGTATATGGTAGGACATTGTATACGCCGAACTTCTCTGCTACTTCTAGCTTTAAGAAAAAGTCTCCGTACTTACACATATTACGTGCCCAAGACCATAAGTTAAATTCTATATTTAATACATCGTAAAAGAGGTTATGAAGTACTCTCTGTATATTTTCGTCAGAAGATTTTATAGTTAAAACATCTCCTTGATCATTTTTTACTGTAGCTTCATCAGCTAATATATCTAAGGCGGATGCTAGAATAGAATCAGTATCCATTGCTTCGTAATCACTATAAAGCTGGAGACGTAATGTTTGGTAGTTTAATTGTGGATTATATTGATTACGTGAGTTAGGAATATACAATCTAGAAAATCTGTCAATAAGAGAATTAGTCTCATATCGTCCTGACGTTTGTATTTTATTAACGTCTGCAATTTTTAATTGATCCCCTCCTATGTTACGTATTACAACGTCATTTGAAAAAAGTCTTCTTAAACGTCCAAATAAGGAAGTATCTGCCATTAGTTTAGGTTTTATTATAAATAGTATTATTTAAGTAACCAAGAAATGTCTTCTTGACCGCCGGGTGTCTCTATAAGATACGGATTATCTTGCATGTTACCAACTGTACTTATAACTGCTTGATTACGTTTGTTTAGATTGGTAAATGAAGAAAGTTGAGCTCTAGTTAGGTCCATACCCTGTTGTCTCATTCTTAATGCTGTATCTCTTACGTAAAGTGCTGTTGCACAAGATATTATTAAATCATCGTTATATCTTGTTTGTGCTTGTGCTTTGCCGTTTTTCCATACGAATACTCTCATCTCACCCATAAGTCTTTTGGACTGTAGTGTGACTGAGTGGTCTCTAATATACTCTATCATCTTAGCAATAACCAATGGTCTTGTTTTAGCTGACATTGTAAAACCGGGTACTAATTTATCTCTTTCAAACTTACTCATGTAAGACTCTACAGTCTCCATATTGTTTGTAGAGCTATAGTATATGTTCTTATATTCTCTTTCTAGTATCTGTTCTATAGTAGCCCATCCTATATTAGCGTTTTCACATACTAATAGTGCATCATTATACTCTGATGCTATTCCAACTAGCATATTACCAAATTCTTTTGGTGAGATTTTGCCTTTATATTCAGCTACCTGTACTGCATTATCTACATCGAATATGTGAAAGGCAGAATAGTCAGTTGCATCACCTCGAGCAACGTCTGCTACGACCATATACGATTTAGTATAGTCTACTCCTTCCCATACCCATAGATTGCTATCTACTCCTCTTCTTTCTAAAGGTTCTCTTTGGTACGTTTCTTCATAGAAAGCCATATCATCAGTTTCAAATACGGTATCACCAGAAGCTAAAAAGTCACAGTCACATTCCTGTCCTGCCATCTTAGGTCCTAAATCTTGATCTTGTATATCTCTCCAAGCTTGATCTCTTTCAGGATGCACAGACCAAGGGAGTCTTATTGGTATGAATGAATTTTCTCCTGTTTCAGCTCTTTCCCATGTTTGGTGGAACCAGTTACCTATACCATTAGGAGTAGACAGTGCCATACATTGTCCACCCGTTGCTAAGGTTTGTTGAGCTGCAGTAAAGGTTTCGTCTACGTTATCTATAAAGGCGGCCTCATCCATAAGGAGTAACGATACCGCTTCTGATCGAGCTGCATCGGGTGATGAGGATTTAGCTTGTACTTTAGATCCGTTTTTTAATCTAAGTGATAATTTGTTCTTTTCTACTGCTGGTAATTTTAACCATCTTGGTAACTCATCATACATGAATGTTACTTTGGTTACTAGGTTACGTGCTGTGGCTTGTGTTGTTGCTAATGCCAAGACATTCTTATCTTTATGAAATAACATTAACCATAAAGAATATCCTGATGCTAGTGTTGAGATACCTAACTGTCTTGACTTAAGAGTAATAAGGTACTGGTGGTCTCTAAATAAATGTAATACTTTTTCTTGGAAAGGGTAAAGGGCAAATAGTATACGCCCTCTAGTAGGATGCTGAATATGACAATACTTTCTCATAAAGTACGCCGGATCCTTTGCACACTTGATGTATTCCTGTGCAATTATTTTTTTTATGTCTTGTGCCATAACTATTTAGCTTTTGATACAGCTAATCCTAATTTATCCGAATCATGCCCTGCACTATTTTTTGTATGATGCTTAACATTAAATTCTCCTGCAACGATTTCACTGTATACTCCTTTTAGAGACTTAGGGTCTAATTTATACTTTACATACTTTACCTGTACGTAATTATTAAACAGTTCATTAAAATTTAATTCAGGATTAGCATTTAAATCTTTTACAAATGCTTTTTCAATAATAATCCTATCTGCATGGGACTGTCTACCTTCTGGTCCTCTACTTAGCTTAGGGTATTCAGGGTATTTTTGCTTATAATTTTCTACTGCGTTTTTTAACTCTGTACTTCCTAACTCTTCTATAGCTGCAAAAGCTCCTGTTACGACTGAGTTACTATTAATAATGTCATTAAATCTTCTCAGTTTTTGAGGTACTTCTCCATCTGCTAGATCTGCTAATTTAATAACGTCTTTATATTTTACAGTGTTCCCCATTCCTTTAGCAGTTTTAGCACTAACTTGAGTTCTCTCCTCCCCTTTATATAGTATGTAGTCAATTAATGGGTAATTTCCTGCTTCTGGGAATTCCACTGAATCATATCCATTCTCTGTTCCGTACATTAACGCTCCGTGAGGTTCGCCAAAGTTCTTATTAACTTCATTATAAAAACCATTGGGTAGTTCCTCTCTATCTTTATCTGAGATAGCTCCTATATCAGTTAAGGTATATATGAGTACATTTTTTTGAGTATCTGATAGAATTTTATGATTTTTAATTCCTCTAACTAATTCATCTTTAAGCTGTGTTAAAGTAATCTTCTTATCTAAAGTCAACCCTAACTGTTGAGGTTTTAACTCAAAGTACTCTCCTGCTTTTTCACCGGTCGGCTTTAAAATTATAGTAATACCGTCTTTTTTCCAGTTACCGGTTCTAACTTGAGTAGCTTTACCGAACTTATTAGAATCTTGTATTTTGTCGAATAAGGAATCTCTTTCAGGTGTATATATAACTATACCGGTTTTAGATTGAGGTATAATCTGTTCTTGTTTAATACCTAAAAGTTGAATGAGCTCTAATGCGACTTCTTTTGCTCTATCAGTTAATATATCGTACTCTAGTTTTTTCAACTCGGTTACTGTTGGATCAAAACCAAACATAGATTCAAACAAAGCCATATCCTCTTGACTGTTAATGTCAGGATATCCTTTAGTAGTCTTGTAAGACCACTCTAGTATTGCTTTGTCTATAAGATTCATCTGAGATGTTTATTGACGAGTGTTAATTTTTATTAAGTGTGGGTATTCTTTAGCAAAATGTAAGGCCTGTTCATAACTTCGACCAAATACATATTCATCTAATTCATCACCATCTGTATAAGTTGTAACATCTGCTTCACCGCTTTCTATTTCATCTTCAGTAGCAAACTCATAAGGGGAATCTGACATCTCTCCTGATTCTACGT